GCGCACAAGATTTTCTTCAGCACCAAGTGATGCAGTTCTTTTCACCCAAGTACCCGCTGGTGGTCAATCGCAAGGGCGAGATCGTCCTGCGGGGCTCGGTGTGGAAGCGCAAGGCGTGGATCGTGCTCTCGGTCTATGGATACATCGGCATCAAGAGCAAGCGCACGGTCCTGCTGGCACGCTCGGATCACAACGACCACAACCACGACCACGCCACCATCCTAGAGAACATGGCCCACCTGTGGGCTATGCAGCATGGGGTGGGGGAGTTCGTCTTCACCCGGCGCAACGCCGACCACAAGGAGTTGTTCCACCCATCCGAGTGGGACCCCACGTCAATACCAAAGGAGAACCAACCATGAGCTTCGATAAGCTGACACCCAACCAGCGCATTCAAGCAGCCAACATCGACTGCATGCGCCACCCTCAGTTCTCGCGTCTTGCTGGCGTCATCGCCATGGGTAAGTCCGAGACATCGCCCGCCATCCCGACGGCGTGTACCAACGGCAAGGACAAGCTGTATGGTGCCGAGTTCATCGGCGACATGACGCGCAAGCAACTGCGCTACCTCGTGCTGCACGAGAACTTCCATGTGGCGCTCAAGCACTGCGTGCTGCCCTACTACGTTGACCTGTTCAAGAAGCACGGCCAGCTATCCAACATGGCAGCGGACTACGTGGTAAACGGCATGATCGAGGAGCTTGACCCCGAGTTCAAGTTTGTCGAGCGCCCGACCAAGGTGCCGCCGCTGGTGGATGCCAAGTACGAGGGCATGTCCTTCCCGCAGGTGCTGCACGCGCTGATCCAAGATGCCAAGGACAACCCCGAGCCGCAGCCCGGGCAGGGCGACCCGATGGACGAGCACGAGATGTCCCCCGAGGAGCTACCCGTCGAGGCGCGTGAGAAGCTGGAGAAGATGATCGACGATGCCAACCGCCAAGGCGAGTTGCTCTCGCGCAAGCTGCGCGGGGACAAGGAGGGTGGCAAGGACATCTTCGGCACCATGGCCGAGCGACGCACCAACTGGAAGGACGCACTCACGGACTTCATCAACAACGTGTGCAAGGGTGATGAGAACTCGCGCTTCTGCCCGCCCAACCGCCGCATGCTTGCCAGTGGGTTCGTCATGCCGTCGCACTTCGATGAGAACGTGGGGGAGATCATCGTGGCGTGTGACACGTCCGGCTCCATGCACTGGGCCTACCCCATCGTGTTCGGCGAGATTGCCCGTGTCTGCCAGCACGCCAAGCCCGAGAAGGTTCGTGTGCTGTGGTGGGACACCAGCGTGGCGGGTGACCAAGAGTTCGCGCCTGACCAGTTCGACAAGATCGGGGACCTCATGAGCCCCAAGGGTGGCGGCGGCACTACTGTGTCGTGCGTCGCTGACTATATTGCTGAGAAGCAATACAAGCCCAAGGCAGTCATCATGCTGACCGACGGCTACATCGAGTCCGAGTATCGCTTGCCCGAGTTGCCTGTGCTCTGGGGTGTAGTGGAGAACGACGACTTCGTCCCCCAGCGCGGCAAGGTGCTGCGCATTACCGCTTGATCAACCCAAGGAGAACCAACCATGACCCGTTACAACATCGACACCTGCGCCATGCTCGCAGAATTCAACGCCAGCGTGTGGACCGCACGCAAGCTCGACAAGGGCGCAACCGAGGAAGTCGTCACGGCCAAGCGTGCCGGGGCCAAGGACGCAGCCCGCGTCAACAAGCACCTGCTGGCAGGTCGCAACGAACTGGAGGTCATCCAGTCCATGATCGGTCGTGCTCGCCAGTACGTGTACGACAACACCCTGCCGTGGTCCGACTCGGGGCTGCGCCTGCTGCCCACCATCAACTTCGAGAAGTTCGCCACCAAGATGAACGAGTTGGAGGAGGAGTTCACTGACCTCGTGAAAATCTTCGTGGCCGTCTACCCCTCGCTGATCACGGCACAGGCGATGGCGCTGGGTGATATGTTCCGCCGGGATGACTACCCCACGGCCAACGAGATCATGACCAAGTTCAGCTTCCGGGTGAACTACATGCCTGTGCCCACCGCAGGGGACTTTCGCATCGACGTAGGCAACGCAGCCATGGACGACATCAAGGCCAAGCTGCAACGCCTTGCCGACGAGCGGGTGGAGCAGGCCATGGCCGATGTGCGCAAGCGCCTCGGGGATCACTTGAAGCGCATGTCCGACCGCCTGACCACCGACTACGTGGCGGGTGAGGCCAAGCCCCGCAAGTTCCACGACTCTCTCGTCGAGGGCGCGCTGGAGTTGTGCGACATGACCAAGGCGCTCAACGTCACGGGGGATGCCGACCTTGAGTCCACGCGCAGCCAGTTGGAGCAGTTGCTGTGCAATGTCACCCCCACCGAGTTGCGCAAGAACGCCGCTGTGCGTGACGATGTGAAGAAGAACGTCGATGCAATCCTCGATAAGTTCAGTTTCTGACCTGCGAAAGGAGTGATATGTGAAATACGAGTCTATTGCTGCCATGCACTACCGCAGGCTGGCAGACAAGGAGGCGGGCATCAAACACTCGCCCTTGTTCAACCTCAGAGAGTGCTGCGAGGCAGCGGGGGTAACCCCGCAGTGGTACGGGCGCATGGCGCATCAGCACTCTGGAGCCCCCGCCCCCGTACTGCGCTGTGGCAAACGCAACGTCCCGCTGTATCGCAAGCACGAGATCGCGGAGTGGGTCGCCCACATTAAACAACTTACCCAGACCAAAGAGAAAGGAACGGTCATGCCTTCTTTACAAGACGCTTTGCAATCTGCGCTCGCGCAAAAAAGCGTGATGCCTCTCCCCGAGGCGACCCCGAGCGCACCCACCATCCCGGCAGACTGGGACGACGAAGGCGGCGCAGCCGTCATCACTGAAACCGCAACCACGCAACCCAAGGAGAAACCAATGAAACATCTGTTCGCCCCCACCAACAACGTGTCCCGCGAGACGTTCAACTACGTGAAGGCCAACCCCGGATGCACACGCATGGAGACCATCCGCGCGCTGGAGGCCAAGGGGTTCAACCGCACCTCGGTCAGTTCGATCCTCGCCTCGATGCTGGCGCAGGGTTTGGCAGAGGGTGACTCCACAGGCATGCGCACCATCGTCGATGAGTACCAACCGCTCAAGGCCCCCAGCGCGTTCAGGAAGCAGAAGCTGCGCGAACAAGAGGAGAAGGCCGCCCGCAGGGCACTGCGCAAGCAGATGAAAGTTGTGCGGCGCAGCAAGCCCGTGGTGGAGGAGAATGCGCCTTCGCTGGTGTTGCGCCCCGCGCCCGGCGCGTGGTCTCCGACCGATGTGCTCAACGGGTTGTCCGTCATTCAGGCCAAGGCCGTGTACGAAGAACTCCAGAAGATTTTCAACTGAAAGGAAAGCGCCATGACCAAAGAAACGCATCACCCAAGCCTGACCATGCCCAGCGTGCGCGTGACCGACATCAAGTTCAGCTATCAGCGAGGCGCTGACGTACAGGCTACGTGGCGCAGGTTTGGCTGGACACCGCCCAGCGAGAAGATGACCCCGCCCCCACCTGAGCGCGTGCCCGAGACCCACTGGGAGCCTGCCGTGCGGAGGGTGAAATGAGTACCGGGGGCCCGGCTTTTCCGTGTGAGGCGTATGACCTTGAACGGAAGGTGATGGTGAATGAAGAAGGCATGACCCTGCGCGACTACTTCGCGGCCAAGGCGATGCAGGGGCTGATCAGTAGCGCGGACTGGCGAGAGGCTGTAGCTGAGCACACCGACATGGCGGCAACGAAGTTCACTGCGTTAACTGCGTATGAAATGGCCGACGCGATGCTGAAAGCGAGGGAACAATGAACGAAGACGAAAAGCGTGCGGACTTCCTGTTCAATCTGAAGTTCTGGCTGGTCGTGGTGGCGGTGGGCCTTGTGCTCTATGAGGTGCTGGGATGAGCATCGACGCCATGAAGCAAGCGCTGGAGGCGCTGGAGTGGGCGCTGGACTTCATTCCACCCGAGAGCGAAACCGATTGCGAGTGCCCGCTGTGCAAGGCACATGACGCGCTGACTGAAGCCATTGAGCAGGCCGAGCGAGTTAAACGCGCAGAGGAAGCCTTTGCTGCGGCCAGCGAGGAAATGAAAGGCGAGCAGGCCGAGCGGCAGGAGCCGGTGTGCAAATACCCGACCTGCGGCTGCGAAAAGGTCAACTTGCACGCCATGCAAGGATGCAAAGCCGCCCCGCCCCAGCGCCAGCGCCAGCCGTCAGGTTCTTTCGTGGCGTGGAACAACATCCTGTGCAACCCTTTAGCCCCCGCAGAGAAACAAAACCTCAGCGCATGGGAAGATGGCTATGCCAGCGGCATGCGCCGCCTGCACGAGGTAGAGGGCCGCTACCACGAACTGTTGTACGCGGTCGGTAACAAGTACGAAGGCGAGTCGCGCCACCAGACAGCTTTACGCTACATCCAGCAATCTGAGGTGTGCGACAGCGCCGCAGCGAAGGAGAAAACATGAACTACACCGGAGACATCGCCCAAGCCCTGACGGATGAACTTCTGGAGGTGTGCCACAGGTATGACGAGTCGCTGCTGGTGCCGACCGTGCTAGGGTGCTTGGAGATTGTGAAGCGTCAAATTATCGACGAGCACATTCCGGAGGACGACGATGACTAACTTGGCCTTCTTCCTAGTCCTCCTGCTGCTTGCCATCTGCGTGGTGCTGATTGGTGCCCTTGGTGTCGTGTTGTGGTGGAGCGAGCGTGAATTGCATTAAGTGCGGGCGGGACACGACGGTGTTGGATACGCGAATGATCGAGACTTTCCTGCGCCGTCGGCGTCAGTGCCTGCACTGCAAGCATCGCTTCTCCACGTACGAGATCGACGATGGGATGACCAAGACCATCAAGAAGTACCTGTTCCCGCACAGCGACACGATTGCCAAGCGGGTGGCGCTGACTCGACGCAATGAGAAA